AATCTTTTGAAGTAACTGCTCTATCTTGAGCTGTATATTGTAAAGGTGCATTGTATCTAATTGATTCTTTTGTTTGTGGTTCTGAACCGTTAGCTGCATTTGAAGTTGTAGAAACTGTTACATCTGAAAAGCCATCAATGTCACCTGAAAGGACAAATGAACTTGCACCGTTTCCTTCAGTTTTATTTGTTACAATATATTCTAATATAATAATATTTCCGTCAACAGGTTTTTTGCCTAATTGGCCATCACCAAAATAAACTTCAAATCTGTTATCGTCACCCTCTTGTAAAAAATATGATTTAGTTGTAGGTGTTAAACCTGAATAACTATTTGCAACACTATAAACCTCTGTTGTTGTATCACTTGATGAAGTTTGTACTGAAACTTTTAAAGTTGATGTATCTGCATTAGCAGCTGGAATAATAAATTTTTGGTCAACATCATTTGTGTCAACTGTATATTTAAATGTAACTAAAGTTCCCTCATACACATTCACATTATCAAATTGATAGACGCCAGCGTTAGGTTGAATTGTGTATGATTGATTTGTTACAAACTGATAAGACTGTCCACCAATTGATGTTGTGTAAACTGTTCCCTTATCCATTGTTATTGATGTTGTTGTAGCAGAAACATTATTTACTTTTACGGATAAAACTGCGTTAGAAGCTCTACATGATGTTGGTGTGTAACCTAACATCTTGGCTAATGAAACAATATTTTTTCTAATGTCTGCTGAGTCTAGGTACATTTCGTTTGCTAACATATTAGCATTGAAACCTAGATAATGTGTATTGTAAGCTAGTGTGTCTAAAAGAATGGCAAAACCAGAACCTTCAAAATCGTAATCTTGGAACTCTGATTGACCTTGTAAAAAAGTTTTTAAATTTGCTTTGACATTATCAAAATCAAAATCTGATACTGTTAATTTATTGGACGCCATTTACTTACCTAATTCTTTGTAGTGTTGTTGTGACAGAAACAGGATTTGGTAAATTCAACACATAAAAATTTACTACTACATCTATTCCGTTTCTATCAGGTTGTTCATTTACACCTATTGATGAAACATTTGCTCTTGGCTCATAATTAGTTAATACTTCTTCAATCTTTCTTCTAATAAAAATACCTGTCATTGGTGTATAGTTTTCAAAAAGTAAATCTCTAACACCACAACCCATTTCTGGATGAAAAGGCCTTTCATAAAATTGTGTATTAATTAAATTTCTAACACTTCTTTTTACTGCGTCAACATCTTCAATTTTTACCACATCATTGGTAACAGGATGTCGTGTAAAATCCAAGTCAAGGTCTACATAAGTCCTGACTGACTTTTTACTTTTATTAGTGTTTGAAGCGTCATAGTTTGCCATATCGGTAATATTTATACAGGTTTTTTAAATTAACCTGAGAAAACATTAGGAGAACCGGCAGCTACGCTAGTGCAACCCGATATTGCGTCACCAACTCTACCACAACCTTTGCCGTTTACAAATACTGTAGATGAACCTGAAGCTATAGGTGCTGAATGAGAAGGACAAGGCACACCAGGTAATAAATGACCTGTATTGTTATCTCCTTGACGAGATATGCCAATACCATTTACAAATACATTTGATGAACCGGCCGCTCTTGTCATTCCTGAACAATGAGCCACATCTGCGTCACCTATTCTAGTTACCGCTGGCACGATTTAATAACTCCTGTAATTTAGATTGATATGTTGACATTTCTTCATGTTGTTCCTCTGTATGAGGCGGTTCTGGATATTCAGGTTCAAAAGATACTAACTGATTGAACGATAAAGGTATATCATCAAAGTTTGTAAACTTTAATATTCTTTTATCTTTAAGAATAGTAAACTTACCATACATCTATCTAGCCATTTTTTCTTTTAATGCTAATCTTCTTTTTTCTTGTAAAATTGATTGTCTTAATTTTCTGCCTATTGGTATAATAATTGAATGACACATCTCTTTACCTTTTTTACTGATATATTCCACACTAATCTCATTATCTTTAAAATCACCTTGTACGGCTCTAACAGCCTTTTTTAAACTGATTTCTTCTTTTTCTTTTTCAACGCCATCTGCGTTCCAAAACTTAAATAATCTCATTTTTGGCATAATTAACTTTCTATGTTATATTTTTCTTCTTCAACATACGAATCATGTCTGCAATTAGAACAACAGTTGATAACAACATCTTTTCCGTCGCCATCTTTGTAATCCTGGTAACAAGTTATGCCACAATGACACTCATGTCCGCAATTTGAACAATTTTTCATTATATTACTATTTATATTAAAATCCACAACTCATTTTCATAGCTCTTAATTCAGTTTCCGTCAAATTATTTTTATTTTCTAATGCTGATTCGCCGATTCGCTCTAAATCTGGCTTAATTTCGCAATTTTTAACAGTTTTTGAGCATCCGGACGCTAAAAAGAACGAAAGTAGAACAAAAAAAATTAAAAATCGTTGAAAAATAAGGGTTTTTTGCGCCATTTTTTTGAAAAAAAGTAAATTTTGTGCTTGACTTTAGTATTTATCTAGTATAGGATGTATCCATAATGAAAAACAAAGGAAAAACTATGAAAAACACTATATCAAGTTTGTTAATTATAACTGGTATCATAATGATGGCCGGTTCTGCTAATGATTGTGACGGAGATTGTATGGAAACTGCAAATTCTTTGTCTGAAATGATAATGTACGCTTTTCTAGGGCTAGTTGTGATGGCTTCTGGATTTGGTATTTTAGCAATTAAAAAATAATTTAAAAAAAGTGAAAAAAATGGTTGCCATTATCGAATCAATCTGTTATAATGGACACATAAAATAAGAAAGGACACTAAAACACTATGATTACTGTAAACAACTCTGCTAAGACACTAGACGAAGGAATTAAAAACTTAATGGCTGGTGCAAAACTAGACTATCAAAGATGGTCTGAAAAAGGCGATGGTATGTCGTCTTGGTCAAAAGAACAAATCGCAAATTGGGATTCTAAAACAAAAATCAAAGAAGGTAAAAAGTACATTAAAATTGTACAAGATACTGGCGTCTTTTGTTTTATCGTAAAAGAAGATTTTAAACATTTTAAAAAAGGTGATGTATTGAAAGCCGCTGGTTGGAATGCACCTGCTTTAAACTCTGCAAGAGGTAATGTTCTTGCTGGTAACTACCCTATTCAATGGACTGGTCCATTGTATTTGAAATAATAACTTGAAGGAGAACTATACTATGAAAAAACTACAATTAATCAAAGCTGGGATCCAGCAATTGTCATTAACTGAACTAAATGAACTTTCTAGTTTTATTAATGATGTAAAAGTTATGAATGCTAAAGCTTCATTGTCTGTGGGACAAAAAGTTTATGTTGTTCAAAAAACTAAAAAAACACCTGGTGTGATTACTAAAATCAATCAATCAAAATGTGTTGTCGATATGTTAGGTCGTAGCTATCGTGTTCCAATGTCAATGTTGGAGGCTGCCTAATGAATAGACGAAGAAAAGTTTTTGAGAGGGTTGTTAACCCTCTCATAGCAAAACATATGATTGACCCTTGGACTTACAAAGGTCCTTGTATTGCTTCTGGCATACCCATTAAGTATTTAAAATATTTTAAAGAAGTGTCAGCTCATAAAAATGCAATGAATGTAAGATATAGATATAGAGGCAAATCAAAACCTGGTTATGTAAGACCTCAATCTTTTTGTCATATGAATTTTGCCGACACATTTGCCGTTTACACAAGATAAAATTACCGGAGTGTAGCGCAGCCTGGTAGCGCATATCGTTTGGGACGATAGGGTCGGTGGTTCGAATCCATCCACTCCGACCAATATAAATATTTCTACAGCCATGAGGAGAATTATGAAGTGGCACAATCAAACATTGTTAGTAGATTTAAAAAACAAAGTGACCTGGAAAAGGTTGCTTTGCACATCCTAAAAACATATGGTAATTTTAAAATACCATTTCAATACCTAGAAACAATCCGAGAATATCAATTAAAGCATAAACGATATTGGTCGTTGCGAATTAATTTTGAGAAAGATAAGAACGGCAAAAAATGGCCTGTTCATTTTGATTTCTACATATCTGCTCGTAGCTCAGCTGGAAAGAGCAACGGTCTTCTAAACCGTAGGTCGTAGGTTCGAATCCTACCGAGCAGGCCAATTTGCCTCCGTGGTGGAATTAGGTAGACACAACGGACTTAAAATCCGTCGGCGATATGCCGTGCCAGTTCAAATCTGGCCGGAGGCACCAAAAAAAGGGGGGCGAAAGCCCCCTTTTTTATTTACCAATTATTTGTGGATTTGGTAGGTCTATGAGATAACACTTTACCTTTATTTGTACCGTGTTTGACTACATAGCCAGATGTACCATTTCCATTTATATCAACTTCTTGTCTAGCACCAAATAATACTTTTGTTTTTTCCA